GGTGAAAATAGCTATGTTCAAAATACTGAGAATTGGCTAGAAAAATTGAAATCTGGTGAAATTAGTCCTCGAAACTTAGTTCAACTTACTGCTGTTGAGTTGTGTCCTCAGCGATGGAAGGTTGCCCTTGATAAGGTAATTGAAGGCGAGAAGAAGCTCTATTCAAAGAACGAGAGTGCTTCGATTATGATGTGGTGTTCTGGTTGTAAGAAGAAGACGAAGTGTGATTATTATCAGATGCAGACACGCTCGGCGGATGAACCGATGACGACGTTTGTAACGTGTCTTGATTGTGACCGTCAATGGAAATTTTAATAGTTTCTGGATGATGAATAGAGTTCAGCTTAAATCGTGGACTTGTATCACTATGATATACATGAATTGGATCTAGTCCATTTGTAATTTCTGGTTTTGTAACATTTGGAGTTGTCTTGTAAAATTTTTCACGAAAAAGTTCAATAACAGGATCTGGTATTTGAGGACTTGTTTCTAATAAACGATCAAGTTGATCGCGTATAATTTTTAACATATCTTTAGGTGTCATTCGTTCATTGCGTGGCAAAGATAGTTCAATCATAATAAAACGATGTATTTTTGAATATGTAGTTGCAGCAGCTTTGTGAGCTTCCGATCGTTTTCCCCATCCAAAATAACTTGAAACTGTATTTAAAAGTCCAACTGAAAGTGTTAACGAACCAATTGCAATACTTGAAACGCCACCCATCTGACTTGGAAATAAAGTTTGTGATCCAATTGATGCTGATCCAGATATAGTTGATAGTATAATCGTTGGTAATGTGATGTATGTATCCATGCGAACGTATCTTTTTTGTGCATTATTATGAAGCCATCCATAACATAACGCACGTTCGCCTTCTTGAGCTAAAATTAACTCAAGTTGTGGATTCCACGTCATTACTGCTGGAAGTTCATCCATCTATATTTAAGACATGAATTTTCATACTAGATAACTAAACATAACAAATGGAAACCGAAGCTATTCGTCAGACAATCAAAGATTGGATTTCATTTGATGACGAAGAACGTAAACTTCGAACGCAAATTAAAGAACTACACAAAAAGAAAGCTGAACATTCTGCTCAAATTTTGCAGTTTATGAAATCAAATGAGGTAGACAATTTTGCTCTTGAAGGAAGTGGAGTTGGCAATATTAGCAGAAGTGTTCGTACATCGCGTCCTCCGCTAAAAAGATCACAAATTCGTACTCAGCTTCTACTTCAGTTTGCAGATCAACCTCAGAGAGTAGCAGAAGCTTTGCGTGCAATTGAAGGTATTCCAGAAGGAGAAGATATGTCAGTTGGTGGAACTCAACGTGAGCTACTTGTCCGGCGTCTTCCTAAAGTAAAGAATACTGTTGGTCTAGCTATTAATTAAGATTTTTAATAGCATCTTTTGCTGCTAATTGTTCTGCTTGTTTTTTAGTAGTTGATGTTCCAGTTCCAATATGATTTCCTTCTGCATCAATAGCAGCCATAGTGTACAAATTGGGCGATGAAGAAACAATCACATACGTAGGCGTGTGATGAAACTTTGATTGGTATAATTTTTGCAATTGTTCTTTAAAGTTTCGGTTGTTTCTCAAGATTTCAGGAATATCAATATATGTCTCAATTAGTGCAACAACAAATGATGAAACTACTTGAAAGTTATTATTAGATTCTAACCAAAGTGCACCAATAAATGCTTCCAAAATATCAGATAATTTTTTAGTGTTTGTTCTTCCATTACAGTTTTCTTCATTGTGTCTTGATATTATGTAAAATTTATCAAGACCCAACTTTTGACTGAGTTCACCTAACTTTTCGTTACATACAATTTCTTTTTTCAGATCAGTTAGAAATCCTTCATTCTCATCAGGATATCGTTTGAAAAGATATGTAGACACTGCTGCTCCCAAGATTGTATCTCCCAAATGTTCGAGACGCTCGTATGACTCCTCGAACAAGTTCAAGCAATTTGTTGGACATGGTGCTAACTCGGTTTCTTCTCCAGTCGGTGTTGTATACTTTTGTTTTTTCACATACGATGAATGAACCATTGCTTTCTGAAAGAGTTCATGAGACTCTACTGTAAACTTGGTTCTATGTGTTGTTAAGATCGTCTGTATATCACGTTTGGAGAAAAGCCGATTGCTACTATTGTATGGATTATATAGCATCATTTTAGTGTTTTCTATGTTTCTTTCTTAAAGTCCGTTTTCTACGGCCGCCTACGGGTTGTACAGGAGCAAGGTGAGGTTCTACTGATGTAACAATAGTACGCCACTTACCCGATACTTCCTTCCAACGTTCGGGGTATCTTTCCTTTAGTGTATCCAACGACTCAATAAGTGACTTTGTCACATTATCTTTGAAATGTTCAACAAAAACAGGAAAAAATTCTTCAACCTTTTCGACTGCTGTCCCAATAAAAGAGAGTGCCATTATTTAGTAGACAATTACTTTTTACTGTTCAATTGCAATTGTACGACTAATAGCAAATTCATCTGCTAGCAGTGTTGCCTTCTTCTCTTTAAGAATGTAATTGTAACAGTCGGTTGAGTTTGAATTTTTGGTTGAATCAAAGTACGATTCTAGAAGACTTTTTAGTTCCTTTTGAGATAGAGACCAAGGCTTTGACCATGTCTGTGGACGTTGAATCTTAATAATAGATCCATCATCTTCAATCTTTAGTTTATTATAGTCCTTAAATGCGTCTTCCTTTAGAATATCAATAATTAGAAGTTCACATCCTTTACGAGCTTCGCGAAGATCATAAACCTGTGAATTTAGGTTACGTAGTTCATTATCATATGTACGATAGTCACGAGTTAGTCTACGAAGATTAGATACTTGGTCCTGCATTTTTACTTACTTTATTATTTTTGGCTCGAAGATAATCCGTTTTTGAAATAAGGATGTCATTTGACATTGCAGAAATTGAGAATTTACGAAAAGTCTATAATGCAGAACATCCTCATGAGAAGCCTATTGCAGAAGGAACTATAGAGGATGTATGGGCTGAGCTAAAAATTAGGTTTCATAAACAGTGCAAGACAGGCACATCTGCTTGCATATTGACATCTATGCTTTCAAAACCTAAAAGTCCTGATTCATGGGTAACTAATCCCGAACAATGGTTATCATCTGATGATATTGAGGCAATTGAAAAGCAATATATGAAGATCTTTTTAAATTACTATTTTGCTGGTGCATTTCCAATTGATTTTGATAAACGAAGCAAAACAGGAACTTGTTTAGTTAGCTCACTTTGCTCTATGGATATTAAAGGACTTTATAAGAAAGGATATACTCAAATTGGTATTGTTTTTAATACCGATGTAAGTACAGGTCCAGGTCAACATTGGATTGCACTCTTTTGCGACATTCGTCCTGAGTTAGAATTCCCTCGTATTACATATTTTGATTCATATGCACACACACCTGAAAAGGAAATCAAAGTTTTGATGAAACGTTGGAAGGATTCATGGGATTCTACCAAGATTCATTCAAAGCCAATGGTTATGACATTTAATAAGACTCATCATCAATATGAAGATTCAGAATGTGGTATGTATTGTTTATACTTTCATTACTGTTGTTTAATGAACATTTCTATGAAAGAGAGAATACCTGATGAAGTTGTGAGAGGGTTACGAGGAATGTTATTTCGTGTTGGAAAGAAATAATGGAGTACCTTGAAACTGCAAAAAGTTATATGCCTAGCAGTGGATCAAGTATCTGGTTAGTTCTGTATGTAATACTTGGAGCTGCAATTGTGTGGACTCTTTCTTCTGTATATGGTGCTATACAGCCTTCAAAATCAAAAGCTATGGCGACAGCTACTCCTATCTTTGCAGCATATGAAAAGGTAACCAAACTAGCCCCATTAGGTTGCCCATCTACACCTGCGAATATGAGATTATGCGACTATTATATGGCTTCATCCTCATACTCAGTGTATCCTGGATCAAAAATTTATGATTATGTTTCAGATTCAATCTTACCTTTAGTTATCAAAGCTGGTCCTCGTGTTGTTGAACTTGATATTTATGCAGATGAAAACGACAAGCCAGCAGTTGGTCTTAAAAATCAAAAGTTAGGAACAGATTATGCATACAATACAGTTCCATTTGAAGCTTGCTGTGTTTCTATTGTAAACAATGCATTTAATAGTATAAGCTGTCCAGTATCTTCTGATCCATTTGTTCTCAGTTTAGTGTTTCATACCAACAAAACGACTGTAATTAATGCATGTGCTGAAATTTTGAAAACAACGTGTCGTTCATTCATGTTAGATAGCACATATAGCTATCAACGAAAGAACTTAGCAGTTGAGACTATCTGCAACCTTCAACGTAAGTTAATTATCGTAAGTGGTGGAGCAATGAAAGGTACACTTATGGAAGAGCTTGTCAACCTGTCATGGTCAACGTCAAGCTTACGCCGTTTAACCTATATGGAAGCAGCACAAACATATGATCATGAAGAGTTAATTGAACACAACCGTAATCATATTACTATGGTTGTACCGGATATTGGTGATGATTTAACAAACTTTAATCCTCAAATTTTACTTACATATGGATGTCAATGGAATATGATGAACTACGGATCTGTAGATAGTATGATGGAAATTTATATTGGTCAGTTTCAGGAAAATAGTTTAGTTCTTAAGCCCGAAGCGTTGCGTGCGCTTGTTCCTAAAAAGTACAAGAAACCAGCTGAACCGGATCCGGCGGTATCTTTCCAGCCTATGCAAAAGATTTCTCCAATCTACAACGTCACTGTATAAAAACTCTCTCATACAATACAAAAATGGCAAACAAGTGGCTTTCTCACGTCAAGAAAACGATGAAGACGATGAAGTC